AGCGGGACTCCACGAAGGCCAACCACCTCACCCTGTACCCGCACAAGGAACACGAGTTCTGGCTGTGGCTGAACACGTGGGCGATCTTCCTGCAGAAGCCGTCGGACCTCGGGTACAGCGACGACGGATACGACCTGCCCGACCTCGACGTCGTCTACCACGAGGTCACCGCCGACCTGTCCGACGACGGCGCGGACCGGGACGGGCAGCAGCGGCTGTTTCGCGTCACCCATCTCGGCGTCACTGGCGCCGCCCGGGAGAAGCGCGACACCCTCCCGGCCCGGGTCGCCAAGGCCGCCGAGCTCGTCGCCGCCGCCCCTGACGACCACTTCATCCTGTGGCACGACCTCGAAGACGAACGCCGCGCGATCAAGCGGGCCATCCCCGAAGCCACCGAGGTCTACGGGTCCCTCGACCTGGACACCCGGGAGCAGCGGGTCATCGACTTCGCGAGCGGCCGTTTGCGGATCCTCGCCACCAAGCCCGAGCTGTCCGGATCCGGGTGCAACTTCCAGCGGCACTGCCACCGGGCCGTGTTCGTCGGCGTCGGGTTCTCGTTCAACGACTTCATCCAGGCCGTCCACCGCCTGCAGCGCTTCCAGCAGACCCGCCGGGTGCGCATCGACGTCATCCACGCCGACTCCGAGCGGGAGGTCGTGCGCACCCTCCAGGCGAAGTGGGCCCAGCACAGGGAGCTGACCGCGAAGATGAGCCACGTCATCCGCGAGCACGGCCTCAACCAGGCCAGCATCGCCGAGGCCCTCACCCGTTCGATCGGCGTCGACCGCCTCGAGGTCTCCGGGCAGGGGTGGCTGGTCGCGCGCAACGACTGCGTGCAGGAGACCAGGGATATGCCCGACGGGTGCGTCGACGGCATGGTCCTCACGTCCATCCCGTTCAGCAACCACTACGAGTACACCCCCGCGGTGGAGGACTTCGGGCACACCGACGACAACGACCACTTCTGGGCGCAGATGGACTACCTCACCCCGGATCTGCTGAGGGTCCTCGCCCCCGGGCGGATCTACGCCTGCCACGTCAAGGACCGGATCCTGTTCGGCAACGTCACGGGCGCTGGTGTCCCGACGGTGTCGCCATTCCACGCAGAGGCCATCGCCCACGGCCGACGGCACGGCTTCGACTACCTCGGCATGATCACCGTCGTCACCGACGTGGTCCGGGAGAACAACCAGACCTACCGGCTCGGCTGGTCCGAGCAGTGCAAGGACGGCACGAAGATGGGGGTCGGGTCCCCGGAGTACGTCCTGCTGTTCCACAAGCCGCAGACCGACCGCAGCCGAGGCTACGCCGACGTCCCAGTGACCAAGGACAAGACCGAGTACACCCGAGCCCGGTGGCAGCTGGACGCGCACGCCTTCTGGCGGTCCTCCGGGGACCGCCACCTCACCCCGGAAGAGCTGGCCAGCCTGCCCACCGAGCAGATGTCGAGGCTGTTCACCGAGCAGACCCTGCGACAGGTCTACGACTACGACGCGCACGTGCGGCTCGGGGAGGCACTGGAGGGCCGCGGCGCGCTCCCGGCCACGTTCATGGCGCTGGCGCCCGGCTCCTGGGCCCCGGAGGTCTGGCACGACGTCAACCGGATGCTCACCCTCAACACCGAGCAGTCCCGCCGTGCGCAGGCGATGCACGTCTGCCCGCTGCAGTTCGACATCGTCGACCGGCTGATCAACCGGTACACCAACCCCGGCGAGTTGGTCTTCGACCCGTTCGGTGGCCTGTTCACCGTGCCGGTGCGGGCGCTGCGGCTTGGGCGCCGGGGGCGGGCCGTGGAGCTGAACACCGGGTACTTCCTCGACGGCGTGAAGTACCTGCAGGCCGAGGAGCGGCGGTTCGCCATGCCGAGCCTGTTCGACCTCGACGACGCGCCGGAACGAGCAGCGTCATGAGCCACCTTCCCGACGTCCCTGAGGAGTGGACGTTAGGCGTCCCGCTCCGGCACACCTGCGCTGGAACCCCGCACTACCCCAAGCACCGGAGGCCGTCATGACGTGGTTCGTGATCGACGACACGTTCGCGTTCCACCCGAAGGTCGTCGCAGCCGGCAACGCCCTCACCCTGTGGGTCCGGGCCGGGGCGTGGTGCGCCCAGCAGCTCACCGACGGGCACGTCCCCTCGCACATGATCCCGACGCTGGGAACGAAGCGGGACGCCGGGAAGCTCGTCGAGGTCGGGCTGTGGGAGCGCGTCGACGACGACGGCTACGTGTTCCACGACTGGAGCAGCTACCAGCAGTCCCGCGACGAGGTGGAGCGGAAGCGTCGTCAGAACGCTGACCGGGTGGCGAAGTGGAGGAAGCGCAAGCAGGCCCCGGATGTAACGCCCGACGAGGACGTCGAGCGAAGTGCCGGTAACGCGTCGCGTAACGGCGCGCGTAACGCGTTACGTACGCCGTTGGTAACGCCGCCCCCTACCCAAACCCAAACAACGAACCTCCCTACGGTCGGTTCGGGCGATCGCTGCGCTCCGCCCGCCGACACCCTCGACATCGACGTCCGCGGCCCAGACCACCAGCCACCCGAGGTCCACGCAGGCACCGTCGTCGCCGCCTGGACCGACGCCTGCATCGCCAACGACGTCCGGCCCACCGCCGCCCAACGCGCCCAGGTCGGCCGGCTCGCCCGCGAACTCCTCAACGACGGCAACGACCCGACCCGGGTCCTCGCCGCCGCCGCCCAGGCCGGGGCCCGCGGCTACGTGACCATCGACCGCGAGCTGACCGTCATGGCCGGGCGAGCCCCATCACCAGCAGCAGCCCAGCCCGACCCGCTCCTCGCCGAGGCCCGCCGCACCGGAGGCGTCGCTCTCCGCAGGGACGCCGACCCCGGCCGGCCCACCTGCCCCCGCCACCCCGAGTTCCCCGCCGACGCCTGCCCCGAATGCGAGGACACCCCGTGACCGAGACCCTCGACCCCGGCGTGGACCCCCGCACCCCGCCGCAGGACCTGGACGCCGAACAGTCTGTGCTCGGCGCCGCGATGCTGTCCCGCACCGCCCTGGACGACCTCACCGACACCGGCCTGGCCGGCCCGGACTTCTACCGGCCGGCGAACGAACTCATCTGGGACGCGATCGTCGCGCTGCACTCCGCCGGGCAGCCCGTGGACGCCGTCACGGTCGCTGACCGGCTCCGCACCGACGGGCACCTCGGACGGGTCGGCGGCCCCGCCTACCTCCACACGCTGATCTCCTCGGTGCCGACCGCGGCGAACGCCACCTGGTACGCGAAGACGGTCCGCCGCTGCTCGGCGCTGCGCCGGGTCGTGGAGGCCGGCACGAGGCTCGCGCAGGCCGGGTACGACCCGGGCACCGACCCCGCGGAAGTCCTCGACGCCTGCCAGTCCGACCTCGCGCACCTGGCCGACGGCCTGCACGGGGACGACTTCTCCACCGACCTCGCGACAGCCGTCGACGAGGCCCTCACCCAGATCGAGGAGGGTGTCCCGTCACACCCGACGGGGATCCCTCGCCTGGACGACACGCTGCGCGGCTGGATCCCCGGGACCCTGACCACCCTGGCGGCTCGCCCCGGGGTGGGGAAGTCGGCGATCGCGTGGCAGTCCGCGCTGCACCTCGCGGTGAAGGCCGGGCTCCCGGTCGGGTACACGTCCCTGGAGATGCCCCGCCCGGAGCTGATCCAGCGAGGGTTCGCCCACATCGCCCAGGTCGACTACGGCCGGATCCAGCGCAACCACTCCGGCGAGTCCCTGACCGACGCCGAGTGGCGGGCCATCGCGAAGGCCCGCGCCCAGATCGAGACGTCGCCGCTGCACCTGACGGACCGGCCGTGGGCGTCGGTGGCGACGATCCGCCACGACATCAGGTCGTTCACGCGCACTGTCGGGATTCCGCCGGTGGCGTGGTTCGTGGACTACCTGCAGTTGTTGGCGCCGGCGGACCGGCGGGTGCCGCGGGAGCAGCAGGTCGCCGAGATCACCCGGTCGTTGAAGCTGCTCGCGAAGGACACCAAGGTCGCGATCGTCATGCTCTCCCAGCTGAACCGCGAGGGAGCGAAGACCGGCCGGCAACCGGTCCTCACCGACCTGCGGGAGTCCGGTGCGGTGGAGCAGGACTCCGACCGGGTGGTGCTGCTGCACCGGGACACGAGTAACGACGAGGAAGCCGACCCGAACGAGCTGGTCGTGATCGTCGCGAAGAACCGGCAGGGCCAGTGCGGCACGGTGTCGATCCGTTGGGATGGGACGAAGCAGACGGCGTGGGCGCCGTGGTCCTCGGGTGCGGCGCTGCGGGGCCAGCGGTGAACGGCGTGGACAACCTGTTCGCCGCGCTGCGGGAGGCCGGGGAGCAGCGGCTGGCCGAGACACGCGCCCACCGTGCACGGATGCGCGAGGCCGCCAACGCCCGGCGTCGTGCCCGGTACGCGGCACGGAAGGCGGCCGGGACGCTACCTGCTCGCCGCCGCCCGATTCCCGAGCCGGAGCCGGACTACGAGCCGGAGTGCCGGTGCCACGTCGTCCCGATGCCCCCGTGCTCGTTCTGCGCGGACGGCGCCGGGACGGAGGAGGACCAGTGACGGCCGGGGTGCAGCTCGCGCTGCCATCCTGCGCGCTGCCCGGGTGCCGGGTGGTGGTCGCCGAACCCGGTGACGTTTGCCCCGGGTGCCGAGCTGCGTTCGGGGACTACCTCGCCCCCGTGGAGCGGGATCCGGAGGTCACCGCCGAGGAGGTGGCCGCCCGGTACTCGGCCCGGGACGACGTCGTCCGCGCCGTCTACGCCGCACGTCAGGCCCTGACCAACGCCCCGGTCGCCGGGCCGGAGACGCGACGCAACCAGCGGTGCTGGATCTGCGAAGAGCGCCACACCTGCACCCGCACTCCCCAGGGCTGGGAGTGCCCCACCTGCCAGACCATCACCTGACCGCGAGGAGACACGATGCTGACCCGCCTTGACCCGACCATCCAGCCGGCCGAAGGCCAACTGGAGACCCACCTCGACCAGATCGTGACCGGGATCTCCGAACGCTTCGACGTCGCCGTGCACCGCGGCCCGCTGCTCAAGCGCTGCGCCGAGATCTACATCGT